GCGGGAATGTGGGGATTGGTACGAGTTCGCCTGATAACAAGCTGCACGTTTCTCAGGCAAGCAGTGACTTTCAGGTTCGCGTTACTGGAACGAGTGCAGCAAACGCTGGAGCTATCCGCGCTTACAACGCTGGCGGTGAAGCGTCCGTGTTTGGCACGACCGGTTCAAGCAACACTGGATACGGTGCGAACCTTGGTGTGCTTGGAACCGTAACTAATATTCCGCAAGTTTTTGTTACCAACAACACCGAACGCGCCCGTATCGACTCCAGCGGTACGGTAATTGTAAATAGCACATCCAAGCAAAATGGAGACGTTAAATTCAGTGTCACGGCTAATAGCGGCGCTGCAATGGAAACAAAGTTCACTGGCGACTATTACGCGCTGCTTATCTATCGCAACGCCAATTTGTACGGAAGCATTTATCAATCAGGCACAAGCACTGCCTATAACACGACATCTGACTATCGACTGAAAGAAGATGTGCAGCCAATGATAGGAGCGTTGGCGGTTATATCTGAACTCAAACCTGTGACGTATAAATGGAAAGAAAACGGATTAGGCGGTCAAGGATTTATAGCGCATGAATTGGCAGAGGTTGTGCCTGACTGCGTTACAGGCGAGAAGGACGCATTAGATGAGAACGGAAATGCTCTCTACCAAGGCATAGACACATCGTTCCTAGTAGCTACCCTGACCGCAGCCATCCAAGAACAGCAAGCCATGATCGAAATATTACAAGCAGAAGTAGCCTTGTTAAAAGGAGCAGCATAATGCCAAGAGCTAGAGAGTTAGCAGAACTTGCCACCAGCTATGACAGCGGTGGTTTGCCGGGTATGCGTAACCGGATTATTAACGGGGATATGCGGATCGACCAGCGCAATAACGGGGCGAGCAAAACAATTACGGATACAGGCGCGAATACTTATACGCTTGATCGTTGGTTTGCTTATGGCAATAACGCTAGTAAATTCTCAGTACAGCAGAACGCAGGGTCGGTAACGCCGCCAGCGGGATTTACTAATTACCTTGGTGTTACTTCACTAGCTGCAACAACGGTAGCGTCTGGCGATCAATACATTATTGGGCAAGCGGTTGAAGGGTTTAACGCTGCTGACTTAGCTTGGGGTACAGCAAGCGCGGCAACCATAACCATTTCATTTAAAGCGTATTCAAGTTTGACTGGAACATTTGGTGGTGCGTTTAGAAATAGCGCCGGAACAAGATCGTATCCTTTTACGTTTAGCGTTTCTGCCGCTAATACTTGGGAAACAAAATCAATCACTGTTGCCGGTGATACGTCTGGCACTTGGCTAACCAATAATGGCGTTGGCTTGTATTTGTATTTAGGTCTTGGCGTAGGCTCGACTTATCTTGGTACGGCAGGTGCATGGGCTGGTGCTTTGTACACATCTGCAACTGGCGCAACAAATGTCGTAGCCACCAACGGAGCCACCTTCTACATCACCGGCGTACAACTCGAAAAAGGCAGCACAGCCACCAGCTTTGACTACAGGCCGTATGGTACGGAATACGATCTTTGCAGACGGTATTGTGAGGTTTATAACGGCAGTTCAGAAGCTGATGTTATACCGCAGGGGATTGCAGGTGTTGATGTAAACAATAGACCAGAAATAAATGTTACTTATTACCCAAAAAGAGCTGCTCCAGCAGTAACAATAGATAGCGTTGCTAATTGTAGACTTATAACAATGGCAAACACAACCATTACTCCAACGGCGTATAACGGAACTTCTATTGGGGCTGGCATTCGCGGATCAAATTTATATTTTAGTTGCTCTAGCGGTGTTACCGCCAACTCTCTTTCCGGTATTGTGTATTTATTTTTTAATGCCACAAATAAAATGACTATTGATGCGGAGTTGTAATGATTACATATAAATTGTGTCCAATCGCAAAACAAAATACCGAATCAAAAGCAGTTTTGCGTTTTAATGAAAATGGTTCAATTACATCAATCCCTTTCGATCCAGCCAACACGGATTACCAAGCGTATTTAAAGTGGCTTGAAGAAGGCGGTGTCCCGGAACCTGCTGACGAGGTAGCAAGTGAATGACTGGCTGACTAACCTCGGTGTCGGTATCGCTGCTGCTGGCGCTGGTGCTTACGGTATGTACCAGAAGATCATGGCTGACAGCCGCAGCAACAAGGCCGCTGATGCTACTGACGCTGCGTGGCAGCAGGTCATCGCTACTCTGCGCGAGGAAGTCGCACGGCTGTCTGATCGGCTGGCTGCTGTCGAGGAACAGAACCGTAAGTGCGAGGAGGCTAATGATGCCTTGCGCGAGGAGCTGATTGCCATGAAGAAACAACTGCACTTGTTTTAATATGTGGATCCGCTAACCCTACTTGCTGCTGCCAATGCTGCTGTTGCTGCCGTCAAGAAAGGATGCCAGCTATACAAGGACATCAAGGGCGCAGCGGGTGAGGTCAAGGATGTACTGGAAGATCTGAAGACGCAGTTCGGGAAGATACCGAATCCGACGAACGCTCAGAAGATTCAGTATAACGAGGAGGTTGCAAAGGTACAGGAGATTGGCAGGGCTGATCCCAATGATGTCTTCATCAAGATCGGCAATGATCTTGGTGTGCTGATGGATGAGTACGACAAGATAGGCAAGGTCTTTATCCAGCAGGAAGCAGAAGCAACACAGGTGTACACAGGTACGGATTCGGTCGGCAAGCGGGCATTGATGCGCGTCATCGTCCGGTCAAGATTGGATGCGATGTTTGCTGAGTTGCGCGAGACTATGGTCTATAAGGCACCAGCTGAACTGGGTGATTTGTGGAGCCGGTACGAAAAGATGTGGAAGCAGATCGTCATTGAGCAGGACGAAGCGCATAAGCGTGAGACTGCGAAGTTACAGATTGAGGCTGCTCGGCAACGTAGGTTGAGAAGGAAGCGGAAGGAAGAAGCGGTATGGGTTGGAGCAATCCTTTTCGTCGTGGTGTGGTACGTCGGAACCCTGCTCCTCCTACGAACGAGCCAGACGTACCGTGGGCATTACTCGTCGCCGTGGTGGTCTTGTGTTTTGTGCTAGTGATTGCGCTGCCTGTCATGGGCGTGATGTACATGGACATGAACAATGCGCTGTACCGGGCGGAGCAAGAAACCCGCAAGATGAAAGAACTGCGGATAAAAGTTTTACGGGAAATGAGGGGTGAAGAATGATTACAATGCAGCAGTTTAGGCAGTTAGTTCCCAACACCAAGTACCCACAGCAGTGGTACGACGCACTGTTCGGCAAGCAGACTGAGCTGAATGGCAAGTCACTGACTGAAGACTACGAGATCAACACACCAAAGCGCATCGCTGCATTCATGGCGCAGTGTGGCCATGAGTCTGGTGGGTTTGTCTGGCTGACAGAGAACCTCAACTACAGCGCCGCTGGTCTGATGAAGACCTTCCCAAAATATTTTCCAACCCTTGAGCTTGCCAACGCTTACGCTCGCCAGCCAGACAAGATTGCTAACCGCGTCTACGCCAATCGCATGGGTAATGGTGATGAAGCCTCCGGGCAGGGCAGTCTCTACAAGGGCAGAGGTCTAATTCAGGTTACCGGCAAGGATAATTATTTTTGGTTTGCATCATCCATTGGCATCACGCCTGAAGAAGCCTCGGAGTATATGCAGACCTTTGAGGGAGCAGCTCAAAGTGCTTGCTGGTACTGGGAACAGACAAGCCTGAACAAACTGGCAGATGCCGGTGACATTTTGACCATGACTAAACGGATTAACGGAGGCACCATTGGACTTGAAGACCGTAAGAAACATTACGCTCATGCTCTGCATGTGCTGGGCGGCTAGCGCTTGCAGTGATCGGTTTAGGTATCCTTGCCAAGACCCGAAGAATTGGGAAGCTACAGAGTGCAAGCCACCGATTTGCACTGCAACTGGTACCTGTCCTGAAGATGTCACCCAACCTGAAAAGGTGAAACCATGATTTTGAAAGCTACAGAAGAGCAGCTCAATGCTTTACTAAAGTTCACCATCGGCATTACCTTCTGCCTGATCCTAGTCATCATGGCAGGTCTGTCGATGTACTCAGTCGTATTCGTGACCCAACCGATGTCGGGGATGGCACCGGCAGATGCAAAATTTTTTCTTTTGCTTTCAGACATGAGCAAGTACATCCTTGGTGCGTTGGCTACGCTGATTGCAGTCAAGGGTAAGGATGCCTTCGTACCACCACCCGGCATCTCGACTGCTGCTGACTTCAAGGATGCACCACCACCCAAGCCTGCGCCTGTTGTGACAACGACTGTGACCACAGTACGCAGCGAGGGAGATCCTGCTGCTGTTGCTGCTGCTGGCTATGCTGGCAAGCCTGCCCCTGTTCAACCACCTCACCCGGAGAGAGACGAATGAAGACGCTATTTGCAACCCTGTTGGCCTTGACCCTGACAATGCCTGCCTTTGCCGCCGAGACTAAGAAGATTTGCAACATGCAGAAGGATCGCAAAGGCAAGGAAGTTAAAGTCTGCAAAGATGTAAAGGTCCATAAAAAATTGGACGGAACAAAAGTGCCGCCAACAAAATGAATCCCTGGTTAATCCTTGGCTTTGTCCTGGCGGTGGCTGCAGCTGGCGGTGCCGGCCTGTACCAAGGGCATGAGCTGGGCGTGGCCGAGGTGCAACAGAAGTGGGATAAGGAACGGGCTGCGCAGCTGGCAGAGCACGCTGCTGCCCAGGCTGCAGCTCGCGAGAAGGAACAGGAACTGCAGGCCAGCGCTGACCTACTAAGAAAGGATAAAGACCGTGAGATCCGTGATCTTAATGCTCGCACTGCCGCTCTTACTAACAGCCTGCGCGACAGGCCGAGTCGCCCCACCACCGAAACCAGTACCGTGTCCAGTACCGCCAGTGCTGGATGCGCCCCCTCCAGCTGTACTGGAGCAGGACTTTCTAGAGAGGATGCGAGAGCAGATGAGCTCCGCGCCTCCCTCAAGCAGTGCCACGCCCAGTATCAAGCAATAAGACAGTAGCGACTCTGGCCGGGCTGGGCGACCTCCTTCGCGCCAAACCACCCGACCAGTTTCCCCGGCTAAGTGCCGGGGTTTTTTTCTGCTGATCCACCCATTGATGCGCCCAGCGCTGCAAGACGTTTGGCGTAGGAAGCAGAGTGCCGCAGCCGCTTGACCGGGTCGATCTTCTCGATGACCGATTGGTTAGCATTGCGCAGCTCTTTCAGGATTGTCATGCGCTCCCTGGCTGGACGCTTACCAGCGCGTGCGGTTTTGTCTGCGAGCTCCTCATACGCATCGCACCAGGCATCAATGTCGGACCAGGTGCTATTGAGTAAGGCCGGCACAGGATCACCCTCGACTCGCTCGGCCTTCATGTCTGGCACCATCAGAGGCCAGTCGCCTACCACAGTGGGTTCTGCAGCAGGTTCTGCAGATTCTGCAGGAACATTCTGCAAATCTAATTTGACCGGCTCGGATGCCATCAACGCATCAACGAATTCTTTGCCGATAGTAATCAGTTCTTCAGTCGGCTCCTGTTCCATGATTACGCGCACCTCTTCAATGATAGGCGCGAACTCTACTGGCGGCGGTGCTGGCGGCGCAATCATATCCAGCGGGTTTGCTGGGATGGGCGTGACATCTTTGATTGGCCTGGGTTTGGCATCATCAGGGTAGTCGGCGGCCTCCTCGGCGCTGATCAATCCCTTCAAGACATCAGGGAAGGCATCGCGCAGGGCGAAGCCGCGGGCTCGCATTTGCAACATCCGCTTTGGGTACTGCGTCCACGGTCCCTGCTTATTCCAAAGACCAGCACGCTTGGCATCGTTAACGCTAAACTTGATTGTCACCGGCTGCCGGCCTTTGCGCCTGGCTATGCAGACAGCGGCAAACTCACCCGTCCCCTCGACTCCCTCAAAGGTTTCGTCGATACCATCGCAGACCGGGCTAGCCTGCACCAGAGCGGCCATAGCGTCGCCGTAGACGCTTGGCTTCCCATTTATCACCGCTATATTTTGTAACGCCTGCATGGGTGCCAGGCCGAGCTCATAGCCCCATTGCACACAGACCATGATGTCCTGTGGCTTTCCCTGGTAAGCGCGTGGCACCATGCTGGAGTCGGCCAGCATCTTTGAAAACTCCATCGCCTCGCCCATAGTGGCGGGAGCGAATCCCTTAGTTGTAGTCAATTGCATCATCATCCCCTGGTACATAAGTATTTAATGTCTGAAGCAATAAGACAGACAGGCTGTCCACCACTTCGTTTGCTTGCTCTTCCGTCATTGTCGGCACCGCATTAAGCAGCGCGACGCAGGCTGCAGCGTGCGCTTGCTCAATGTCTGTCAGCTCTCGGTTGTCCATCTCAAAGCTCCTTGATTGATAGTGTGGATTGACGAATGCTGTAGGCATCCTTGGCCGGCACGACGCGCTGGGGCGCTGCTTTGTAGAAACGCATTGGCCAGCGGATTTCATAGTTGCCGACCTTGGCTTTCGATGCCTCGCCCATCATTGCTTTCAACTCTGTCTCTGCTTCGGTGCGCTTTTGTTCTGCCTGCTCGATGTCTGCCTTGGCGGCCACGATCTGCCCGACCAGCTGCTGCGCTCGCTCCGGCAAGTGTGCCGTGCGGCTTTCGTCTGCGGTCGGATACATGCGGTCAGCGTCTTTGCTGCTCGCCGGGTTGTAGAAATCTATCTCGCCGGTTGCTCTGAATTTTTCTACCTTGTGCTGAAACTCAAGCACGGCTGCCTTGATGGTAGCCAGCGTCTGTGCGTGCGGCTCAAACAGGAAGATCCGCAGCGTGGTTCCCTGGTACAGCACGGCTACGCATCCCCACTTGGCCTGCATGATGTCCATCTGTGCCTGCAGCTGCACAGGACCACGGTAGAGTGCCGGGATTTCTTCGGGCTGCACTGCGGTGAGCTTGGCCTCAAGCACGCCAACCCCGGCTAACTCGATGGAGTCTTTACCGATCACATAAATCCCAGCGTCTGGGTCGGTGCGGACGATCTGCCCGGCACCATCAGCACAGCCATCCAGGCTGCAGGCCAGCGGCAGTGTTTCATGATAGAACGCTTTGTTAAACTCAGTCTTCAGGTCTGTGAGCTGGAGTCGCTTTGCTGTTTCGCGCAGGATAATTTCCTCAAGCCGGTCGCCCCAGGCCATCGATTCATTCTGCTCAAAGTCAGATTCAATGCCGGTAATCGCATTGATGGTGGTCTGCAGCTCATCATTGGGGCTCTGGTATTTAGACAATCCCAACAGCGCAGGAAGCCTGCTGGCTGACATCATTGTGTTTGGGGTTAGCTTTCCTGACATGTTTCCTCCTTGAGTTTGTAGACGCGCACGACCCTAGCATGTGCGGCCTTGTGGGTAGCCTCGGTGTAACCGATAGCTATGAATTTTTTTGACTTAAAAACAGCGCCGAGCACAGATGGATGCACGCCTTCAGGTATGTTGATGGCCTTGCGTACTTCATTGATCGACACCTGGCCGTGCTGCTTGGCAATGTCTGCCGCTATAGTCCTGCAGTGCTCCAGAAAATCGGAGTCTCGCATTTCAAAGAACGCCAGCTGCGCGTCGCGCAGCATCTGACCGGTCATCATATGACACCTCCGCCGACTAAGATAACGACCATGATGATCATGGCTGTGATGGCTCCCAGGAAAAAGTCGTCGCTCATGCTGCACCTCGCTGCATCAGGTTGGCAACTTGGCTGGCACCCCACTTGGTACCGCCGCGAGCTGTCTGCACGCCGCGAGCTGTCAGTGCAGCTGCGATTGAACGCAGGCTTGTCGATCCGGTTTTGGCGATGATGTCGGCGATGATGGGCTGAACGCGCTGGGCAAATTGATCTGCGCTTGCTTGAATGCTAGCGATACCGGCTGCGGATCCAGCTGCTGGGTTTGGGCTGCCGAGCTTAACGCCGCGGGCTTTGGCTGCCTGCAGCGCTGCCTTGGTACGGCGGCTGATCTCTTCACGCTCATGCTGGGCAACCACTGCGCGGATGCCAAACTCTAACGTGCCGGCGTGCGGCATGTCGGCTGCCACGATCTGGACACCAGAGTCACGCAGGGTCAGCAGGAAGGCTGCCTGGCGCGACAGACGGTCGATCTTAGCAATCAGCAGAGCTGCGCCTGTGGCTTTGCACATAGCGATGGCAGCGGCCAGCTGTGGCCGGTCGTCGTGCTTGCCTGATTCGATCTCGGTGAAACTGTGGATGATGCCATCAGCGTAGGTTTTGACGGCTGCCTGCTGGGCTTCAAGGCCGAGGCCAGACTGACCTTGGCGCTCGGTGGAAACTCGGAAGTAGGCTACATATTTGCTCATGTTTACGCTCCTGTATCTCGGTGGCGGTGCGGTCGGTAGTGACCGTAGACAGAGACTCTCATATATCTCGGCGATATGTCAATAACCCAAACCAATATTTCCCTGTGGTATTTTTACCACTACCAACGCAGGAAAAAGCTGTGCTATCTTGCCGATATATTTACAGGGAGGTGTCTGATGGAGCAGGAATACAAGCAAATGCTTGTGCGCTTTCGCGCTGAAACCAAGGATCTGCTGGATGCTGCGGCTAGGGATCAGCGTAGATCGCGCACCAGCATCATTGAGGAGCTGGTCATTGAGTCACTGAGGCCGAAGTACAGCAGCACAGAAACCCGGCTGCAGCAGCTCTTGGGGGCTCGGTGAACGGTCGAGGTAAGCGGGACAAGGGCTCTGCGGGGGAGCGTGAGCTGGCCAAACTGCTGACTGATCAGCTGGGTTTTGTGGTCAAGCGCAACCTGGGGCAATCCAGGGACGGCGCTGACGACATTACGATCCAGAAGTTCAGGTTGGAAGTTAAGCGGCAGGAGACTTTGAAAATGGATTTATGGAGTCAGCAGGTGGAGGCTTGCGCCCAGCCTGGAGAGGTTCCAGTATTGGTTTACAGGCGCAATGGGCAGCCCTGGCGGGTCTGTCTGTTGTTAGACAACTTTATCCCGATGATGCGGGATCAACTTGAGGGGGTGAGCGATGCAAAAACTGAAGTTAGCACTGCCGCAACAGCAGGAGGCGGCCAAGCCAAAGCCACGGGAGAAGGACCCGACGGCTAGCGTTTGGAATGACGATTGGAAGTACATCCCGGCTAGCGACACAGATCTGGCCAAGCGTTTTCGCAGGATCCGGCGCGAGCAGCAGCTGGAACAGGCCAAGGCGATGCGGAGGATCAAATGACAGCCGGCCAGCACATTGTTGCCGGAGTCTGGGCGGGTGGCATTGCAACCGGGTTGCTGTATGCAATCTTTGTTATGCCGCACAAGCAGACACCAGAGCAGTGGCAGCGGATCTGTGCGCTGGAGTCTTTCCATCCTGATGTCACCCAGAGGGAGCGGGAAACCTGCCGGATGTTGCGTGGGAGGAAAATGTAATGGCCAAGACTAAACGGATCCTGCGATGTTTTTGGATGTGGAAGACGAGCGGTTTAGGCTGGATCTCTGCGGTGAAGGCTACCAGGCGGTATCACAGGCGATTCCTTGGCTGATGCGCCATGCCCACTGTGCGGGCGAATGCATCCATTTACCGATCCAGTAGTGCTGGACGGCA